GTACCTTAGGTGCAAAGGTAAGCGGATCGGATATTTATATTGCAGGAGGTACTAAGGGTATAAGTGTTTTAGGCTCAAGTGGTGTGACTGTTGCCGGAGGTGTAGAATATACCACAGTGTTAGGGTCAAGTGGAAGTACGATTACTCAAAGCGGAGCGGTTTATATAAATTCACTTGCAATTAAAGACACAGGATCTGCGGTACGTGTTAAGTCAATTACTGGTAATTATACCGCTGCATGGAGTGATACTGTTTTGTTGGTCAATGCAACAGTCGGAAACATTACTATCACTTTGCCTGATAGCGGATTTGTGGCAAGTCCTAAAGATGAAATGGGTAAATTATTCTACATTAAAAAAGTAGATGCAAGTGCAAACACAGTTACCATTGATGGCTACTCAGCACAGACCATTGATGGGGCAGCAACCTATGTAATAAACACACAATACGATTCGGTTACAATTGTTTCAGATGGTTCAAATTATCATATAGTTTAAAAAAATGAGTTACAAATTTATACCGTCAAAGGTTAATAATAGCGGTAAATTTCTTCGTGTTAGCACAGAGGGCAAACTTGAATGGGCTAGTTCATCCGGAGGCGGAGGTGGGATTTCTTATATTTTGAATCAAAAGCTAACAAATGATTTATCCACAACTGGAAATAATGCATTAAATAATATTCCAAACTTTGTATTTGATTACGAAGCTAATTCCACTTATAGAATAAATTTATACGGAGCAATTAGTTCGGCATCAACGCAAGCAGGATGCGGGTTTGCTTTTGATGTTAGCAGTGAGGTAACGAATGTATGGTTACAATTTTATCATCAATTAGCAACGGGAGGAACAATCACAGGAGGATCTCAAGTTATTGATGCAACAAGTTATGCAGTTACAAGTGGAACTCCTGCAAATAATCAAATTATTCCTGTTTATGTTACAGCATTGATTAACACAAGTTCAAATACTGGGACTGCTCAATTAATGTTTAGATCTGAAACAACAGCAATAGTAACTTTAAAAGCACATTCAATTTTATTAGTAGAAAAAATTATATAAATGGCAGAAAAAGCAACAGTAGATATAGACGTAAACGTAGGTGAAGGTGCTAAAAGTTTACGTACACTCAAACAAGAATTTAAAGACTTACAAAAAGAACTTGATAACGTTGTTGTTGGTACGGATGAGTACAAACAAAAACTTCAAGAATTAGCTAATGTAAAGGATGAAATAGACGATTTAAACGATGCCATTGGAGCACAAACCGGAGCAGGTAAATTTGAAGCTATTGCAAAGTTAGGATCTTCACTTGCCGGTGGATTTTCAGCCGCGCAAGGTGCTATGGCTTTGTTTGGAAGTGAAAGTGAGGACGTACAGAAAGCCTTATTAAAAGTGCAAGGTGCTATGGCATTTGCACAGGGTTTAAGTCAATTAGAGGATTTAGGTAATGCTTTTAAAAATGCAAAGACGGTTGTTTTAGACTTTGGAAAAAGTGCTATTTCAGCGTTCAGGTCATTGTTTGCTACAATGTTAGCTAATCCAATAATGGCTATTGTTGCAGGGTTAACTTTATTGACTGCTGCTGTTGTTGCCTTCATGATGGCAGAGGACGATGAAACGGAAGCCTTAAAAGCAAACATTGCAGAACGTGAACGATCAATGGAAGTAATGGATCGAGAGAATGCAATGGTTAACAAAGGCATGAAGGCTCGGATTGATTTAATGAAGGCACGAGGTGCAACGGATCAAGAAATATTTGTTGCTGAGCAAAAAATGAATGCCGAAAGGATTAAGCAATTACAAGAACAAAACGATAAAGTAAGACAAAATTTAAGAGACTTAAAGAAACTAAGAGATGAAGCGGACGGTGACGAATTAAAAGAGTTAAATTCTAAATATAGTGAGCAGTCAAAATTATTAGACAAAAACAAATCTGAAATATTTGACATTGAGCAAAGTGCAAGAATTAAACAAGCTCAACTTGACACTAAGGCTAAACAGGACGAAAAGGCTCGACAAAAAACTGCTAACGAAAAAGCTAAGGCTTTATTAAACGAACGATTGCAAGCAGAAACAAACGCAATAAAACAGTTAGCAGATCTTAAGGTTGCAAACATTAAAGACGATGAAGAGCGAGAATTAGCGAAACTAAAACTACAATTTGACCAAGCGCAAAAGGCTAATGCGGATTCTAAGGCAAGCGAAGAAACAAAGAATGCCGTTCAATTAGAACTTGAAAGAAAATACCGTAATGATTTAACTAATCTACTTGACAAATTTGAACAGGACAGACTTAAAAAAGAAGAAGACTTAAAAAAGGAACAAGAAGATAAAAAGAAACAGGAGTTAGCAGATGCTAAAACGGCAGAAGAAAAAAGGATTGCGGATGAGTTAACCTTGTTAGAAATAGAACGTAGCGAAAAAGAAAGGTTTAACGATTTAAGTTTAGACACTCAAATTGAACTTGAAAATCAACGATTCGAAATTTTAAGAAACAATAAGTATTTAGACAATTTAGAAAGGGAAAAATTAGAAGAGGAACACCTAACTAAGTTAAATGAATTACAGGATGCAAAGGCTAAAATAGATGAAGAGAGACAGGCAAGAAACAAGCAATTTGCAATTGATTCAGCGCAAGAAACATTACAAACCTTACAAAGTTTAACCACTGCCTTTGCCGGTAAAAGTGAAGCTGCTCAAAGACGTGCATTTGAAATTAACAAGGCAGCACAAATAGCTGAAACTATTATAGGTACTTATTCAGCCGCTCAAAAAGCTTATGCTTCACAAATTGTTCCAGGTGATCCAACGTCACCAATTCGTGCAACTATTGCAGCCGGTTTGTCTATTGCAGCCGGTTTAGCTAGGTTAAAACAAATTAAAGACACTAAGTTTGAAAGCAAATCTGCAAGTGGTGGAGCAGGCGGTGGTGGATCGGTTGGTAGCACCGTACCTGCAATGGGGCAAACAGTAGGTAATACGACTACTAACATAGAGAATTTACAAAACCAAGGAACGCAAACACAACAACCTGTTAAAGCGGTGGTGGTGCAAACTGAAATGGCAAACGTAAACCAACAAGTAAACAGAATTGAAGAACGATCTAAAATAAATTAAACTATGAACTTACCTATTTACAGACTATTAATTAATGACGAAGAAACAAGCGGTGTTGAATACGTGGCACTCGTGGATGACCCTGCAATCATGAAAAATTGGGTAGCTTTTAATAACCAAGAAAAATTTGTCAAACCTTCAAAAGGCGAACGTGAAGATGAGTTTATACCACGTTGTATTTCAACCTTAGTAGATGAAGGTAAAGACCAAGAACAAGCAGCAGCCATTTGTTATTCTGTTTGGAAGGAGGAACATAAAAGTTCAATGCAAATTCATGATGAGGAAAAAAGGGTTATTGCTGGTCCTCTAATGATTGCAGACCTTCCAATTTACAGGCAGGATGACAAATTGGGTGAATACTACGTAGTGTTTGATTCCAAAACAATTGAACAAATTTGTTTAAAGTATCACTACCAACAAAACAACAAGAACGTCAATTTAATGCATGATCCAAATCAAAAGGTGCAAGGTGTGTTTATGTTTAATGATTTTATCATCAATCGTAAGTTAGGTGTGAATCCTCCAAAAGGATATGAAAGTTTGCCGGACGGCTCATGGTTTGGATTCTATAAAGTTGAAAATCCGGAGGTTTGGAATAAAGTAAAGGATGGCGAAATAAGAGGTTTTAGCGTTGAGGGTATATTTGAACATCAATTTATTGTCGACAAAGATGCCACACAAATCGAGGCTTTGATGGAACGATTTAAGTCACTACGTTCTAAATTAGCCAATATCAAATAATTAGTACTTTTTATTAAACACTTATTATGTCATTAAGAGAAAAATTCAAAGCAGAATATGAAGCTTTAAAAAGCGAGTTAGAACTTGCAACGATGGAATTTAAGTCAATGTTTGGAATAGCACAAAAGTTTAACGACTATAAATTAGGCGATGGAACTATTGTAAAGACCGATGTTGAATTAGGTATTGGTGCAAAGATTGACGTTGTTGATACCGACGGAACTATGGCTCCATTGATGGATGGTGAATATGAAATCATGGTTGATGACAAGCCTATAAAAATAAGTGTAGCAGCAGGTTATGTAACCGAAATGGAATCACCTGAAATGGAAGAGACTGAGCAACCGGAAGGCGAAGTTGAAAGTGGCGACGATAAAAAAGAGGACGAAGTTATGGAAGAGCACATGCCTACAGAAGAAATGCCTGCTGAAATGCCTGCAAATGAACTTGAAACGGTAAAAGCTGAAATCGAAAACCTTAAGGCGGTTATTGCTGAAATCGTAGCTAAAATGGAAGGCTCAATGACCTCAGCAGAAGAGACAAACAAATCACTTAGAAATTTAACTATTTCGTTTGAAAAAATATTAGAATCACAAAAATCGCAATTTGCACTTATTGAGAAAATAGGCAGTGAGCCTTCAGTGGAGCCTATCTCAAAGAAAAAAGAGTTTGTAAATGCAGAAGACGTGAAAGCGAATTTTAGAAAACAATTTGGACTTTAATTTAAAACAATAAAAAAAAATGGCACTATCATTAGGATCACTATCGGCTTACAGTTATGAGATGACTGCACCGATATTTGAGACTGCTCTATTAGGAGACAGCTCAACAGACTTACTTACAAAAGTACCGGGTATTAAAAGCTCTGCTAAAATACCAGTATTTGATTCAACTGCTCCGGCACAATCCGGTAACGGTTGTAACCCTACTTCATCAGGTACAACTTCAATCACTCAAACAACTTTGTCAACTGTTGATTTCTCAGTTGAAGAGCACATTTGTTTGAAGGATCTTGAGGCTTATTTCACTCAGGCTTATTTGCCAGGTGGAGCTAAACCTGAAACAACTGAACTTTTAGACAGAATCGTTAACCGTAAATTAGCTTACATTGCTAAAAACGTAGCACGTACTTTGTTTCAAGGTAAAACTACTTATACTAACTCAACTTGGTTGAAGTTAATGAACGGATATGTTTCTTTGATTGACACTGCAGGAACTGCTGTAGCTGCTACTTCACAAGCGGATGTGACTACTTCGACTGTTCGTGGTATCGTTGAAGAGATGATCTTCCAAAAGATTCCTTCAAGAGTACTTGGTAAGAATCCAGTGTTAGCAATGGGTATGGAAAACTTCCGTGTGTTATTACAGAAACTTTGGGCTGATAACTTATATCACTACATACCAGGTGCTCGTGAAAACAACACTATGGAATTGATTTACCCTGGATCTAACGTTAAAGTTGTAGGTATTCAAGCATTGAATAACGATAACGACATCGTTGAGACTGGATCACTTCCAACTGCAGTTAATGACCGTATGATTGCATTCGACAAAGAAAACTTTGTTTTCGGATTCGACCAAGAAAACGACTTAACTGATTTCGATGTATTCTTTGACAAGACTTCAAGAAAGCTTAAGTTTTTCTTAGCAGGTCGTATCGGAGTTGCTGTTCACGATTTCACTGCGGTTGCTCAATACAAAAACACCTAATTAAATAACTAAGGGCGGTTAATAGCCGCCTTTTTAAATAAATTTTTTATGCCAGCAAATTGCGTTATCATTGAAGGAATAAGCCTCGACTGCAAAGGAGTTGCAGGAGGTATTGATACTATTTACTTGGCTGAGTTTGAGAATGTTTCAAGTGTAACTGCATCATCGGGAATCGTATCGGGAATCACTATGGCATCCGGTAAGAAATTCTTTGAGTACAAAGTAAGACCTGAGAATGCGACATTTACTCAAGAACAAACATTCAGCAAAGAAAATCAGAGTTATTTTTCTAACCAAACACTTACTTTTGACATCTTCAAAATGAGTGCAAAGAATAGAAACATAATTAAACTTTTAGTACAAAATAGACTAATGGCTATTGTTAAGTCAACAGAAGGGACTTATTGGTTATTAGGAGAAACAAGGGGTATGGATGTCATCACTGTTAGCGAATCCACTGGAAAAGCTATGGGTGACAAAAACGGATCAATGCTTACTTTACAAGTAAATGAGCCGGATCCTGCAAACACTGTTAATAGTGGAATTATAGCGGCTTTGTTGTAATTTTATATTTGTTTGTTTAGAAAGGGGGCTTTTAGCCCCTTTTTTATTTTATAGCCAAAATGAAAAATTTAGTACTTATTATTATGCAAGTAATTAATAAAGGACAAAGCAATAAGTTTGTGGTTACCTTAAAGGAAAAGCAGACATTGACAAATCCTTATTTTTTATTTGAGTTTACAAATAAGGTTGAAAGGAATCCGGTGTATGTTATCTTAACAGATGTGAGTGGATTTCCTGATAGGTTTAATCAATTTAACATCGTTGAAGGCACAACGGTAAATTTAACTGAGGAAGGTGAATGGGACTATAGAGTATTCGAGCAATTGAGTAATTCCAATTTGAATCCGTCACTTTCAGATAATAAAGTACCGTTAGAAGTTGGGATGTTGTATGTTAAAGGGACACCTACAATCACAAAAAAACAATACGTAAAAACACAAACTATAAAAACGTATGGCGCAGGAGCTTAGTAATATGTTAATGGTATTGAAGCTGAATGCTTCCAAAGTGCCTGTTTTTAAAGAAGAAAAAAACAAGGATTGGATTATTTACGGTGCGGATGACAAAGAGTTTAAAAATCGTTATCCTGATTACCTTTTAAAGCTTTTTAATCGTTCGTCTAAGCACAATGCTATCCTAACCTCAAAAGCCTTTTATATAGCAGGTAATGGTGTTACAATTAAAGATGAAGGTACAACTACTACAAGTAAGTCAATACGTTTAGACTATTTAAAGCAAGCTAACAAGTACGGTGAAACAGTAAGCGACATTGTTTACAAATGTACATTAGATAGGCTTATTTTTGGTGGTTTTTATTTAGAGGTTATTTGGAATAAGGCAGGAACTGATTTTGAGTATTACAATATTGACTATACCAAGATTAGAATGGACAAAAGTGAGGATGGTTATTGGTATTCTAATGACTGGTCACAAACCACTCAGAACGCAGAGAAAACTGAATTAGAGTATATTCCTAAGTTTGATCCTGAGAATCCAACAGGCAGGCAGTTAATGTGCATGAAGATGTACAGACCGGGAATAAAATACTATCCTTTGCCGGAATATGTATCTTCTATTCCTTACGCTGAAATGGAATATGAAATTTCAAACTTTTGGCTTAATGGAATAAAGTCTAATTTCAATGCAGGTACTATTGTAAGTTTTAACAATGGTCGACCAACGGAAGAAGAGAAACAGGATATATTTGACAAGTTACAAAATCAATATACCGGGACTGATTCAGCAAATAGTTTGTTAGTAATGTTTAACCAAACTAAGGACAACGCTCCAACGGTTGATAGGTTACAGGCTACTGATTTTGACAAACAATTTGACATCCTTAATAAGACCGTACAGGAAGAATTATTCATTGGTCACAAAGTAGTGAATCCAATGTTAATGGGCGTTAAGACATCCGGGCAACTTGGGGGGCGTAATGAATTGATTGAGGCTTTTGAGTTATTTAAAAATACTTATGTACGTCCGCATCAATTAGAAATTGAGAAATTCTTTAATAAGTTATTTGAGTACAAAAGAAGTCCGGTTAAAATAAAGTTAGTTGAGGTTGAGCCTATTTCAAATCAATTGACTGAAAATACACTTGTTCAAATTTTAACTAAGGATGAATTAAGGGCAATGGCTGGTTACAATCCGTTAGTGATTGAGGGAATGACTACTGAAAGTTTATTGAGTGAAAGATTAGGTGTAGGTGGAACTCAGTCACTTGTTGCTATTGCTTCAAATCCTGAATTGAGCGAATCACAAAAATTAAACTTATTAATTTTATTGTTTGGTTTATCTGAGCAAGATGCAATGGGTATTGTGAATGGCGCGGTGCAAGTTGAACAAAAAGAAAACGCAAAGGCAAAAGAAACGTTTAGAGTTAACGAAAGTGAGTTAAAAGCCTTAGACGTATTTAAAAAGTACGGCAAGCCTTCAGACACTTACGAATTTGTAAATGACTTGTTTGCAGATGACTATAAAAAGAAATGGAAGCAGATCCTCGAAATACTCAAAGAAAGTCCCACACTTGAAAGTAAAGAGATAGCCAAAGCCTTAAAGATGGAAGTTGAAGCGGTTGAAAAGGCTATTGAGAAAATGATTGAAGATGGAGCTATCGAGGTTAAAAAAGATGAAAGACTATTAACTGAAAAAGCTCAAACAATACTTGAGGAAAAGCCAGTTAGTAAAGTTGAGGTAATGTATTCGTATGGTTTGAATCCAAGCGTTTCGGGTCCAATGTTACTCAAAACAAGCCGTCCGTTCTGCGAGGAACTTGTACAAGCTAATTTGCTTTACTCTCGTGAAGATATTAATTCAATTAGTGCGGAGGTTGGATGGGATGTTTGGGAACATAGAGGTGGATATTGGAGACAAAAAGGAACGGACATAACACGTGACTATTGCAGGCACGCTTGGTTACAAAGAGTGGTAAGAAAAAAAGCATAAAAGATGGCAGATATTTATTTCATAAATGCGACATATATTAAAGAGTTTACGTTCATCGATGAGAATGTTGATGAAAAGTATTTGCTTGTTTCGATCAAAGAAGCTCAAGAAATCCACATACGTGAGTATATTGGAAGCGGACTCTATGATGAGTTGGTTACGCAAATAGACACAAACACGCTAACGGCTTTAAATACTACTTTGTTAGATACTTATATTATTCCTGCTTTAAAGTGGTGGGTTATTTATGAGGCTGCTCCATTCCTTACATTCAAGTTTACAAATAAGAATATAGTTACTAAGAATAGCGACAATTCGAGCACAATAGGAGCGAATGATTTGGATAGGTTAATGGAGTTTGTAAAACACAAAGCACAATACCATACAAGACGTTTAATCAATTACTTGTTAGAGTACGAATCAAGTTATCCTTTGTACACTAATCCTGGAGACAAAATAGACACTATATTTCCAAACTTAGATAGTTTTTCAAGTAGTATTTATTTGGAGGATGATAATAGACTTTACAGACGAGATAGTCAATTTATGAATCAACGAAACAATGAGCGATACAAAACGAGGAGTTAAAAAAGGTAGTCACAATTTTGATAAAATAAAAAAATTAAAAGAGTACCTAAATAAATTAAATGACAACGATAAACCAAATAATAAAAAACCTTAGCGACTTTGCGGATGCACACTACCAAATTAACAATTTTGGAAGTGGTGAGGTTTACGATTTGGCAACAAGCGGAGTGACTAACTATCCTTTGATGTATGTTGATGTTAATCCGGCTAATATAGTTGATGACATCCAACAAACAAACATTGAGGTGTTTTTAGTTGATAGGTTAACAAAAGGTTTTACTAATTGGGCAGAGGTTTACTCTGATATGCAAAGGGTTGCGCTTGACGTTGTGGCTCACTTTCTATCCGGTGCATATTTTCCAAATATGAGGGTACAACAAAATGTAAACTTTGATCCGGTAAGATATGCGTTTGGAGATGATGAAATAGCCGGTTGGCGTTTTGTTTTGACGTTTAATCAGTTTTTCGATCAAGACCGTTGTTCAATACCACAATTAGGTTTTAACTACGATACATACACTCCGGACGTACCTTTGAGTAGTGGAGTGGTAACGATAACGGATAGCTCAACTGGTGCAATAATTACAACGGTTGCATGTGGAGGAACGTATTCGGTTTTACAATTTAGCGGTATAGATGGCGGTTTAGCAAATACAACTTATTCAAATAGTATAGTGGCATCATGAGTATATTAACAGGTACAATACAATTAAGAAAAGATACAGAGGCAAATTGGACATCGAGCAATCCTGTTTTGTTAAATGGTGAGGTTGCGGTAACTACGGATGACTTATATACTCAAACAAACCAACCACGTTTTAAAATAGGCAATGGAACTGATACGTGGAATAATTTAGACTATCAACCAATAGATACACAATTAACTGCTTTAGTGATTAATGGAACAGGGTCTAATTTACTACGTACACAATATAAGGTTGTAAAGGTTACAACTGCTCAAGGTCAAAGATTGCAAGTTAATTTAGCACAGGCAAACAATGACCCTTCTAGCGTTGATACTTTGGGTATTGTTAGCGAAGATATAGCAAACAATCAGGAAGGGTATATAATGTTATATGGTCAAATCAATAACATTAACACCACAGGTAGCTTGCAAGGTGAAACATGGACAGATGGAGATCCTTTGTACTTAAGTGCAACAGTTGCCGGAGGGATAACAAATGTAAAACCAA